GCATCCACCATATCATCATGAGATCCAGAGGATGGAAAGCTAGTTAATTCTCTTTCAAATTCTACAAGCCATTTAGCATTTTTCAAAAACCATATAGAGCCATTTTCTACTCCTGCTGCTGCAGGAACAGCTCTAGCAGTTTTTGATTTGTCTGCCTTTAAGTTCTTTATTGGCAAACCCTGCCTCCTAGCCATCTGAATAATACCAAGCCCAAAACTAGAATCCTCCACTCCCAACCAAGACATGTTGTATTCATTTATCTTTGCTTCTATCTGTGGAAGTAACTCTGGAGCTTCTAGTCTGGCTCTGAATACATCCATTACTAATAGCTTACCACTAGGAGTTGAGCCAACTGTCATTATTACTGAGTAATCAGCAGTTTCCTTAATACTTAGTGCTGTGTCCATAGTGCCAAAGATTGATAACTCACTATGCTTTACTACTTCATCTCCTAAGATATATTCAGGATCATCTCCTGCAATAGTGTCATAATATTTAAACCATTCTCTTTTAAACATGTGTCCAACTTCTGTAAACTCAGCTAAAAACTCTTGAGCATATACTAATGAGCCTAATTCCTCTCTGGCTTGTGCTAATTCATTTGTATTAATATTTGGATTAGATTCAGTTGGATAATGCAGTATTTTCCAATCATCTCTTAATTTTGCATTTTCATATAGCTGATACATCCAATTCATTCCATTAGGAGTTGTACAAAATAATCCTTTACCTAATGAATCAGAAAGAATAGGTCTAACTGTTTCCCAAGTTTCTTTTTCCATATAAGCAGCTTCATCAAATATAATTAAAGAAATACCACCTGCACCTCTTAAAGATTCTGGCTTATTAGCTGATTTTATCTGTATAGATCCACCATTAGCTAAAACTATTCTTTTCTCTACTTCTCTTGTTTCTACATATCCATCTGGAAGTTGTCTAACAAGTGATTTTAAATTTAACCAACTTTCTAATGCCTGAGGATATACAGGAAAGATAACCCATACTTTTAAACCTTTAAGAGCTTGATCTACAGCACAAGTTAAACTAGCTGTAGTTTTGCCCCATCTCCTGCCACAAATAGCAATAACAAATCTATTTTCATCTAATGCTTTTATAAGTTCTTTTTGCCCAGAATGTAAATCAGGTGGAGTAGCCTCAATAATCTGGCTCATCATCCTGCTCCCAATCCCATTTAAACCTTATCTGTGGCTGTTCTATATGATTTACTGTTACTTGTGGCTGTCCTAAGCCATAAATCTGGCTAATAATCTTATAGCAAATATCTAATATCCCTTTAAGCTCTGTAGGATTCATTGAAGCTAAATCTCTTTCATTTATTTCATTAATAATTCTAAATATTAAAGGTTTAAGATTATCTGCTAGATCTCTTGCTGTTTCTCCTACTTGAGCAAAAACTTCACTAATTATCTGCTCATTTAGCATTTTATTTATAGCTTTTACTCTATCAGTCCATTGATTTTTAGCAGCAATTTGATAGATTCTCCTATCTGACAAACTGAAGTTTTGAGAAACTTTTTTAAGTGTTCTAGAAGCTCCTAAACCTAAATAATATTGAAATCTTTTAAAATCAATATTAGATTCTCCAACCTGTTGCTGATTAGGTAGAGCTAAAGACATATCATCTATATAATCCATAGAATTAGTATAACTTACTATTGGTTTTTACAATGTAACTTACAACCACAACAAAGATAATCACAATTACACATTTTTTTCACAATCAGAACATAAATCAGAATCTAATTCATCCCAGAATGGCTTTAAACATTCATCACAATCTCTTGATTCTATATAATTAACCATTTAACTTAAATAATAACTCTGAAAAAAGACTTTCTTGCATATCTAAATCTTTTTCAAGTATTCTAAGCTGTTCCATCATAGCTGAATGAGCTATCTGTAATTCCTCTATTGTATTAAATAACCAACCTATAATTCCCACTAAAGCAGATAAAACTATAGGCATTAAAACCTTAGTATCTATTTTCATAAATCTCCTACATCAATATTGTTATCAATGTAGCAATAGATATACCTGCAATAATCCAACCATAGATCTCTTGTCTTGTTGGTCTTGTGTTAATATCTTTTTGAAGTTCATCTAATTTATTAAAAATCTTTTCAATATCAAGCATTATTTTTGCTGTCATCTCTTTCTGAGTATAGCTATTGCCATTGTTCTCTGTCATAACATTAATTTACAGGTAAAACACAGAATAATGAAATTTTTATAGATTCTTTAGTGCCATTTTCTAAAATCCAAGCAGATTTAGTATTTTTAGCAAAGAATTGAATTATGCCATATCTCCAGAGTATATTCTTTGTTTGTGGATCTACAATCCTTAAATCAGTAGGAATAACAAACTTAACTTTTTGATGTTTCTTATATTCAATCCCCTGATAAATCATTACCAAATTTTTCCCTGTAGTGCATTCTTTTTGCAATTTTTCTATAAGTAGTTGTATCAATAGCATTTAAAAGAAGTTTATTCTCATCATCAATCATATTGACATAGAATATATGCAAGAAATTAATTAAAGTTTCTACAACTTCATCTTTAAACTCTGTTTCTCCTTTAGCTGTTTTAGTATAAATATCAAAGTTGCCATTATGATTCATAGTTATCTCTACATAAGTAGGCAAAGACTTTAGGATCAATTCAAAGCTCACTCCTCCCTGATGATCTATAGGTTGTAACTCAGTTATATTATTTAATTTATCTACAAGAGTTTTTTCATTATTTATAAACATTAGGCAAGTCATATAGCCAATATTTATATCATCTGCAGCATATTCCATTAAAACCTCTAATATTGTAATCTTTTTCTAAATGCCTCATTCTACCTTTACTTCTCTGCATTATCTCTAAATGATTCTCTAAGCAATCACATTTAGCATCTATAAGTCCAGAGGTAAAATAATTAAACTTTTCATTAACAGGAATTTTATAAAAAAGCTCCCCTTTATCATTTTTAAACAAGCAATCATCTGATATATCTTTAATATTTATTGTTGCAAATTTATTAGGAACACAGTTCATAAATACACAACCTGCCTCAACATTCATATATTTATCAACATATTCTCTAAGTAGATCTATTTTGCTTTTGGAAATATAAAAGTTTTTTATTTTATCAATGCTATGATTATGCCAATAAGCAGCAACTTGAAGCTCCATTGGATAATAGATTCCCTTTATTTTGCAAACATAATCCTCAAAGTAATCCTCTTTATTTTTAACAATCTCCCAATTCATATAGTTACAAATAAACTCCCAAGATGTTCTGGCTTTATTATCAAACAAATCATATTCATCTTTTACAATCTGCCTCCTGCCATTCTGATTAAGTGTCATACTTCATTACCCCAACTATCCCAACCATCAGCAGTTTCTCTTGCAAAAAGCTCAATTCTAGGTAAATCTCCCATAAGTTCTACTATTTTATCTCTAACAATATCTGGTTTTTTTGAATGTCTTTCTATTGGAGTATCAATTACTTGATGAACAGAAGCTGATTGTCTTTTAATATTTCCTTTAGTTGCTAATAAACAAAGTTCTGCATTGGCTCTAGTCCAATATCCTAATCCCCAAAACCAACTATCTTTTTTTTTATTTTTCTTAACCCAATTAAAAGCTACAGTTTTATATTTGAACCCCCAAGCATCTATAACTTCAAAACCATCTTTTAACAATGGAAAAGTAACCCATAAAAATAATATACAATCATCATCAGCAATATCTTGTATTGGTAAATTTTTTATATCTTGTAATGACATTACAGAATAATGCTTATCTGGACTCCTGCCTTTACCTTTATCAGAATAAGTTTTAAAACTCCAAGCAGGATCAGCATATATAATATTATATTTTTTATCTGGAAATGGAATCATATCTACCCCAACAATGTTTAGAACTGTTCCAATGGTGCCAACCATCATAATAAGAAAGCCATCTTGCAGCTTTTATGTTTGTTTCTGCATCATACATATCTAAGTCTCTATTATAAATATCTTTTTCAAGCCATTTCTCTGTTTTAGAATTAAATTGAAACAAGCCCTGATCTATTGTGCCATCTCTGTTATATCCTGTTACTTTGTCCCTGCCATCAGATTCACAACTCATAACAGCTAAAGCAAATAAAGTATCATCCTCAAAATATCTATGAGTTAGTGCATACCATCCTTTAACATCTTGCAAGTGATTGCACAGTAAATAATCATCTATAGATTGCTCAGTTAAAACTCCATCTCCAAGCAATAATGAGCAACCTATAAACAATTCAATCATTAGATTTTGCCTTTATCTATTAAATACCAAGCTAACCAATTAATCCCAATAAAGACTAAAATTAAAAGAATAACATCAAACATTTTTGGTATTTAATAACATAGTATTTCTTGCAGTACCCCATTTATAAGTAGCTGTTTCAATACCCTCATCATTAGCAAGATTACAAATAAATTCTCCTGCTTCTAACATAATTGCTTCTATTATTCTTTCTTTTTCTTTAGCATCATTATTATCTTTAGTTGTATAAGTCATTTGAACTGATACAAACATATTTTTATTTTTAATTGACATATATTTCCTTTTGTTTGTTGTATTGATAATTAAATTTATTAAATTCTGGTTGAGGAACTTCTATATATTTTCCTCTTGCAATTTGTTTTTTAAATATTAAATCTTTATCTTTTGGATGTTCCAAAGTCCATTCAACTGAACTAGATTTTAATAATTTTTTTGCTTTTTTATTTAATGGATAAATATATCTAAACATTAATCCTTGAATTTTCTCTAATTCTTTATATTCTAAAAATTCAGGAGTAAGCCAAAATACTTTTTCTTTGCCTAAAAATTCTGCATTCTCTTTACATAAATCTGATGCAGTTCTAGGATGTACTTTTTCTCCATATTTTGTTCTATAAACTAATGTTTTAAAATTTCCACCATATAAAAAATTAGCTGCTTGATATACATATCCTGCTTTACCCATAATTCCATCAGCTAATGTATATAAAAATAATTTTTCTGGTAAATTGATTTTTATCCATTTTATAACCTCAGCTATAAATTGAGTTTCAGTATTTCTAGGAAGCTCATCTAATAAGCACATTTTGCCAATTTCATAATAACTAGATGAATCTAATCCATTAAATAATTTATTAATTGTTCCTTTAGGCTGTGTTCCCCATCCTAAAGTCATAACTGCAACTAATTTATTATTTATATAACTTCCTAAATAATGTTTTGTCAATCTAGGCATAACTTTGGAATAATGATTTTTATGAACAAAATCTATACATTCTTGTTTATCAATTTCTTGAATAACAAAATTCATTTATTCCTCCTCTGCATAAGCAATAGGAACTATATTTTTAGCAAAAGCAACAGGAACAGTAGATAGATCTGTCTGGAACATATCATGAATCTCCTCTAGTGTTGCATCATCACTAACTTTATAATTTTTAACTCCTATAAATTTAACAATTATATTTTTCATTATGAAGCCCAATCTTTTTTATAGGCATAATGCTTTCTAGGAGTACCATCAAGATTTAGATTAGCTTTCTGCTTATTATC